AGACAAAGAATTTATAGTTAACGAGACTGTAGATCTATCAGGTATCATAAAAGAATTAGAAGGTTTGAAAGCTGACATAAAAATAAACGATGCAGCTATTAAATTTCTTGATGCAAAGATAGAAGAATTAAAGGCGTCACTAGATAATCCGTTATTGTAATGAAACTATCGGACAGCACATCTATCTCGCTCCCGGCACGTAACTTACTTGCTATACTCGCAGCCGTTGCGATTGGCACTATGTCATATTTTTCTGTGATTGAGCGCTTAAACAAAATTGAAACTACATTACAGTTAATGGAAAAAGATCTAGAAGCAGCTAATACTTTTATTGATTCTGTCCCCAAGGGTGGCATGGTCAGTCCACAAGTTCAAGAGCTCTACATGTTGGTCGAATACCTGGGTGAGAATGTAGACAAACTTAAAGAACAGATGGAAGCAGAGATACCAATGATACTTAAGAACGATATGGTCATACAGTTTCATGAGGAGAGATTGATAGACCTGGAGGAAAGAAAGAATGGAAACCATTAAAGTTGTATTTGCAATACTTATGATACAAAACGGTTCAACAATAGAAATGGTGCCTACAGAAGGACTTACAGATTGTTTAAAACAGAAACGTGTTATCTCTCGTAACATTGGAGAAGAACAAGAGGGCATCTACATGCAATGCAAGGAAGTCACTGCTTCTTTGTACGAAGACATGGGCAGATTGAAAATTAAAAAGATCATAGATTAAACTTGTAATCACAAGTAAACTTACTTATATTTACATTCATGGGAGTTCCCAAACAATTATCTGAACAACAGAAGAAGTTCGCGGAGTTATTGGTTTACAATGAAGGACGTAAAACACCAACAGAATGTGCATTGGAAGCAGGCTATGCAGAAGGCAGCGCTCATGTGCGCGCATCTGAGCTTCGTAATCCGAACAAATATCCACTCGTTGTTAAATATATCGGAGAAATCAGAACAGAAGTACAAAAGAAATATGAAGTTACTTTTGAAAAACACATCACAGAGCTCGGCCGTATACGCGAAGCAGCTTTATCTAAAGGAGCTTTCTCGGCAGCTGCGAATGCAGAAGTGGCAAGAGGAAAAGCAGCAGGACTCTACATCGAACAAAAGATGGTCTTAACTGGTAAGTTAGAGGACTTGTCTATTGAAGATTTAGAAGCCAAGATGAAAAAGATATACGATGACAACAGAGTATTGATAGAAGGAGAGTATACAGTTGGCAAAGAAAAGTAAACTATACAGCGATCACGTACCTGGTCCAAAGAAGAGAACAGCTATTGGACAAAGCATTAGGTCTAGACCTAAGAACAAACACAAACGTAGAAATTTCAAACGATACAGAGGACAAGGTAAATGAAGAAAATAGATCTATCCAACCCAACAGATAAACAACTCAAGACAGGATATTTAAATTACAACACCAGCATGGTGGTGCAGTTGTTACAGAACTTTTGTAAGAGCCCAGAAGGTGCCAATGCTGGCGTCATGTTGGTCCTGCCCGATGGTAGAAGTCCCATGCAAAAAGAGTTTAACATCAAAGAAATTAAGTTGGTTGAGAACAAATTAATTAATGCAGCAGAGAAATATCGTTGCGTTATTCTGGTTGAGTAATTACTTTGAAAGCTGAGTCAAAACTCTGGCAAAAAGTTAAGAAAAATACACCGAACATTACCTGGACACGTGTTGAATCTTGGGCATCTTTTGGCTTTCCCGATCTAGTTGGGTACACTGAAAAGCGTGGCTTTTTTACAATGGAGCTGAAAGTAACAAAAAGTAATAAAGTGTCCTTCTCACCACACCAAATTGCGTTTCACGTGAAGCATCCAACCAACACGTTCATCTTAGTCCAGGCCCACGCTGCTAGCACCCCGAAACTTTATCCAGGCGCCGCGGTGCCGGACCTTGTGGCTTGCGGCTTGCCGCTTGAGGCTTGGTGCTTGCCGCTTGCAGCTTGGTCAGAGCTTGAGGCTTGCTTGTTGCTTGCGGCTTGAGGCTTGCCGCTTGGCACAGTAATCGATACGCACCATCATGAAACGGGCCGCCACGTACAGCAGCGCCCGCCGTCTAGTGTTTTCCATATGCTATGTTCTTAATATCTTTGTCCCAGCAGGCCCGGCAATCAACGCATGCGTTCCCCTGGTCAGGAGCAGGGCAGCTCCGGCCAGTTGTAACAACCGTTGACGTAAGGGGCCAGGAGCCCGGCGCGGGCCCATCTACCTTTGTCGCGCTTAGCCTGATTGTCAGGTTAGCTGGCACCCGGTCCTGCGGGATCTTAGAAAGGAGCCCGGCTTCCCGTGTGGGCAGCCAGTGCGCCACGTCTGGAGATAACCTGCAAACGCGGAATATTTTTAATAGATGCTTGATGCTCTGGAAGTCGCCACTGTCATGCCAGCGGAACCAGCGACTCTTCCTGGCGTTTATGTCTTCCGCCATTACGAGCTGCCAGCGCGGGTCGTTAATACTTTTTAATCTCTTCATCATGGCGTCCATTACGTTAGGGAACCGGTATCGGCCCTTCAGTGCATAGCAGCCGTGGCACGTGGTGCCCGGTATCTGGGCCAGCTTGCTGCCAGTCTTGCAATGGATCGCGGGCAAGTTGTAAGAGTAGCCCGGCATCTTGCTGGGCCTGCTCAGGCCTCCGGTTATCTTTTTTCTTTCTTGTATATTCATATCACTTTATCCCATAAATCTATTGGCTTGTCAAATTCTTTCTTGCTTGTGGCTTGCCGCTTGCTGCTTGCTGCTTGCCGTTTGAGTCTGGCTTCGCGGCGCTGGATCCAGTAGTCATGAGCCACGCCCCGGACGCTGTGGTCCGGGGCTCCAGGTCTACGAGTCAAGGATGCCCTCCATGATCTTTAAATTTTTGTCAGTCGCCTCAACACAAAAGACAGCATCACCTGCAATGTTGGTCCAGTCACGCCAGTCATCAGTGAGCTGGTCTTCAATTGCTTTCATGAACCAAAAGCGCATTTGAGAAGCACGCCAGTTGTGCACCGGGGCAGCTTTACATAGGGCCTCTTCATCGCAATAAAGATTTCCTTCCAGGTAAATGTCTTCACGCACGTCCGCGTAGGCAGCTGGTACAACCTGGATCATGTTACAGCCGCACTGTTCGTACATGCCATTGCTGCCCTGAAAAGGTGGTTCACCAGTCCAGGTAGTCGATGAAATTTTTTGTTTTATATCCGCTGGGATACGTAGTGTTAGATAGTCCATATTATTCCTTTCTTTTAATTAATATCATTTTATCCCATATTCATGCCACGTTGTCAAATATTATTTACGCTTGCTGCTTGCCGCTTGGGGCTTGCTCCCGAATAAAAATTCGTACCATATAGCCGGCCCCGAGCTGCGCGCCTGGGTAACAGCTTTCTGGCTCACTCCCCAGGCACAATATTTATATGGGATTATAGTTGACAATGTCAACCGAATATGAGAAACTTTTTTAAATTAATTAGAAAGGATTAAATTATGTTTGAAAAACAAGTACAGGAAATTTCAGTAGAAGATATTGAAATAAAAATACGAGAGTCTAAGGTTTTTAGACTTAGATATTTTGCAAAGAAACACAACGACTACATTGTTAGATACGGAATGGTATGTGACAAAATGAAATTTTGGGAAAGCAAAAATGGCGATATATGCTTTACCTATTTTGACATAGACGCACAAGGATACAGAACTGCAAAAGATATCGATTGGATACAAGGGGCGAAAGTCGCTAGCAAGGAGTTACACTAATGAGAAAGTATTGTTTGAACTGTGGTAAAAAGTTTTATCCAAAAGGATATTATGGATATCCTGAGAGCGCGTGGGAGTATGACTATGAAACTAGCAATCATACACACCACGAGGTTCCAGCAGAACACAAGCACTTTCATAGCTTAAGATGTATGAAAGAATGGATATCAAAAAATCACGAGGCTTTCACTTTATTATTGACCAGTATGGGAAATAATGATAGAAATAATGAAACCATAGAAAGGACATAAAATGGAAAAGATAAGACTAAACCAACAGAAAAGACAGTTGCTAAAAAAAGAATGGCAACATACTGTCTATAACAATATGCCAATGCAAGTAGAAGAAGATTTGCGATTGGCTCAAGAGAACTATCGTTCAGTTAGGGAAGATGTTTGGGATAATGTAATTACACCCCAAGTAGAAAATAACTTCCCAATGGCAGATATGAAGATACTACAAAAGTACAGTAGTGGTTCTAATTACTCTCGCTTTACTGATACCGATAGTTGTTTCTACTTCAAACCTCAATTCATGGATAGTAGTGAACAGCAATTCAGTTTCACTATGGACATTGATGAATACTTAGCTTTGTATCACAAAGAGATACAAGCAAAAGGACATCAAGCGACTATCAAAGTTGAGTATGATGAAACACAGAAACAAGACAACCCCAACTACACAATGCAGAAACATGAAATGTCAAGGGACTTTGCTGACATAGCAAAAGCCAATGGCACTCCCCATGACTTTGCATTGATGAACGAGGGCAGAAACTATGGGTGGACTGAACACTCACCTCACTCACGACACAACGACTTCGGTAAGTTTAGTAAAGTTGTAGTGCATGGTTCATGCCACTCTAGGTGTATGATGTTGGATAATGAAAGCGATTGGCTAATGCTTAAACAATTTGAGAAAGCTAAGTCAATGCTGATGAACGCACACCGAGAACTGTGGAAAGAGAAGAACTCACTCATAACTGATATGGCATCTATTATTGACCAAGCTAAATTCTTGGGAGATGTAGAACAGTATTGGACTAATGTTAGAGAATGTGTGAACTTCGACAACACAGAAATAGGCAGAGAATTATCCATAGTAAGTGAGCAGACCAAGACAAGGCTTTCACAAGCTATGAATAACATAAAGCTAGACGATAAAGAACCAGAGTTAGTAGTTGTTAATGCAAGTGCTAGTGGTTTCTCTCTAGTGAATTAGACAAGCGAGGCATGGTAGATATATCTGTAAG